CTGAGCAGACCATTGGTACTGCTAACAGCAGAAATATCGTCAAGGACAAGGTCCTTGTGACACTTAAAGAGTACACAGGCCCTGCAGATCCTAGTGATCCTACACAGCCTAGTACCTTTAAAATTGCCCGCGAGACACTGATTACCGCTCAGCGTCTGCTGTTAGACACTGGTAATCTTACTGCTTTCCATCAATCCATTGGCTCTCTTACGCTTCTGGATGACTATCGCCGCTGGCGTAAACTTAATTGCGCCGCCGTTGTGTGAACAACGGGCAACAACCCGGTGAATTCGGGGAACCCCTCCGTCAACCTTTGGGGAATCCCGAGCCAAGCTTTAGAAGGAATTCTAAGGAAGGTGTAACGACTAGAAGCCGAGTCCAGACCGGACGGTAATGCTTCCACGAGCGCCGGGAATCTTAGTTTTACTCAGCGTTCTTTGCTGTATAAAATTAAGATTATGATATAGTCTGACCTTACGGGATGGTAAACCGTAAGAACCAGTGATTAAACTGTCACTGGGTTAACATAGTGGATCGGGTGTTCATTAACGAACTCCTGAAAGCAGTTTCTAAGGGTCAGTCTTCTGACTCACAGGGTGGTTATTACTATCCTGGTAGCCTCGCTGTTGGTGCTTTAACCTACAGCAACGCCGAACAAGCTAAGTTCGACGTTAAGGACGACCTGCTGCAGGTGGTTAAAAGCCTCCGTAAGCGGAACGTGCCGACTTACCAGGACGGGTTCTATCGCTGTGTGTGCGATCCTACCTTCCTGATGCACCTGCGTCAGAACAGCGACTTCCGCGAAGTTGCTCGTTACCCTGGCAACGGTCAGATCAACCCGCTCATGTCCTCGATGCAGCCTAACGCTGCTATCTACATGGGTCAGGGCTTCGGTCAAGCCACTTTCGTGGCCGGCGAGCCTATTATGCCTAAACATACCTGGGCCTGCGTAGTGTGAGCTACGCAGCAAACGGGGTGAATTCAGGGAACCCCTCCTTTTACTGGGGAATCCTGAGCCAAGCCACGTGGGGAACCGCGTGGAAGGTGCAACGATCAGGAGTCGAGTCCAGACCGGACAGTAATACTCCCACGAGCGCCCCGCCTCTCCTAACTGTTAATCCAGCGCATAGCTTCCTCCTTTTTTCTCTCGATGCTAACTTGGTTATCTTTGTACAACCAAGTTAATAGTTCTTTTGGTTTTCCGCCAAAAGTTAGGTTGTAAAACTGTTTGTTGGAGTTTAAAATCCTGCTCGTTACTGAACAGGTTGTTTTCAGGTATTCGTTGGCCCATCCTTCACATGCCTGAATTAAGTCCAATGAGCACGAGCCTAGATACAATGTCTTTGACTCGGCTTTTATGCAGCCATCGCCATCCAAAACTCCGCGCAAATAGTGGGGTCTGAGAGAGGGGTAAAGTTCTCTAAACGCCTTATTTTTAGTGTTGTCGTCTGTGATTCCTAGAGATCTGAGACAATCAATTGCGCGGCTGTTATAGATACGCAGCCTGCCGTAAGTTTGATTGTTTTTGTCTTCCCGGATGTAGGTTTTTACCTCTGATGGGCTCTGCAACTCTGCAGCTAGTGTCTTCAATACAGCGTAATCCGGGTGCTTTAGCTCTATGCTGAAATACTTGTCTCCTTTGTGACGCAGGTGTCCATCCGTGACTATAAGACCTAAAAAATAAGCTTTAGAGGGTGTATCTATGTGTTCGAAATACCGGCTTTCCTGGGAAAACACAGATTTATGCGGAACACCCTCACCGGGTTCTAGCGTCATGCCTAGAGTTCTATCTTGCCTTTTTCCCGTTTTTTCCTTAAACGAAAGTATTCCGTACTTTCGTCTCCAGGAGAATACCGTAGAAACGGCGAAGTTAAGCTCTTTAGCTATCTGTATGTCAGACAGTGTTTCCGTGAGGGCTTCTAAAGCTTCGCGGGAAATGTCGGATCGTTTTCCTTGAGTCATGGGAGTGGATGAGATGATCTGAGCTACGTCGATGGAAAAGGCGTAGAACTGGGGGATAAAGAGCCTCCAGGATAACACACCTGACGGGTTTCGTATTCGAAGGAGTCCGCTTTTTCGAATCCACTAACATGCCTTCCCAGACGCAGACCGCTACCATCGCTGGTACGGCCACAGCTTATGAGGCAGCCATTGGTATGTTCTTCGGTCCCCAGAGCGTGGGCGTCGGTATCGGCGGCAACAACGCTCAGGTGCTACTGAATAACAACGACGATTTCAGCCGTTTTATCATGATGATCTGGTCTCTTTATGCCGGATTTGAATTACTTAACGCTGATTTCGCGACCATCGCCTACTCCTTTAACGCTTGAGGAGGTAACTAACGATGGCCATCAACCCTAAACAGATCCAAGTTGCCAAGATTTATCCTGGTAACTACACCAACGTCCTGCGCTATTGGCACGACCCTAAGACCGTTACGTACTTAAACGAAAACGGTACTAGCCAGTCGCTGGCCAACCAGCCCGTGGGCGGCCCCGTCGGCGCTGTTACGCGCCCCGGTTGGATTGCTCAACAAGCCATTGGCTATGTTGACCTTTCCTTCCAGGCTCTGGGCACCAGCAACCAGCTGGATTACTACGCTACTCCTTACGGCTCCGGTCTGAATGGCGATAACGTTCCGTTCACCACGGGTAACGTTATTATCCCTTCGCCCGACGCTTACAAGGACGTCCGCGCAGACATCACCAACGGTATCGTCGTGCCTTCCGGCGCTTACGTGTATCGTGTCGGCCTTCGTGTCGATGGCGGTGATGTGGTCTCTAGCGGTGTCGGCGGTGCTTCTTCCACCCCCACCCTGGGTCTCGGTCCTGCGCTCAGCGTCGGCCTGAACACGACCCCCACCGCAAGTGGCTTCTTCGCCACCGTGACCGGTTCCAACAGCCGCATTGAGAACGGTTCGTACAATTCCAGCAATGCCTGGAACATGGCGAACGCTCACCGCGTGACTGCAGATACGACCTACAAGCTGTCCACCGTGGGCAACCTCGGCGGCGCCGCTGCGTCTGGTCTCGCTCAGGCTTCCGGTGTGTACGATCCTCGTGCCAAGACCGGCAAGCTTAGCGGTAAGGACAAAGCTCTCGCTATCTGCGAAGTTTGCTGGCTTGTTCCCGATGCTCCCCCGGAGCGTAGTGATCTTGCACTGCAACCCGCTGGTATCATTGAGTCCAGCGTGTACACTTCGACCGTGCCGTCCTGATCTAGATCCTAGATCTCTCTGCGCCCCTCCTTCGGGAGGGGTTTTTTATTGCCTGTTGATAACTGCAGCTCCTAAGACGATGCGCGCTCTTGATATTTTCCTGTAGGATACGCACAGATCCTGTTCACATAATGACTGTGACCCAGCTTAAAGAATTTACTTTTAAGCCCAACGGCGTCAAAATCGAAGTTCTAAACAGCCACGACGAAGGCGAATATTTCATGGTTCGGTCGTACACGACCGGCAAAGTATTTTTTGCGCACAAAAATCAGATTTTAGAGGAGGAGAAACCGGCAGAACCCGCGGATAAGCAAACAAAACAGCGTCGTGGACGGCAGATCGTTAAGCCCGAGGTTGCGGCGATGCACCGAGTCAACCTCAACAGCGCGACACCCGAAATGCTTACCCAAGTGCTCAAAGGCGTTGGGCTCAAAACTGCTACCAGTATCAAAGAGCTTCAACAGTCCATGCCTGGTGAGCGCTTCAGTAAGCTCGATCAGCTCAAAGCGATCACGCAGGTCGACTGGGATTCAGTCTTAGAAAACGGGAATGTTTACGTAGAATGAACTTAATGGACGTCCCCTGCTGAGTAATGGCGCAATTAACTACGCAGGAACTGGAACAAATCCAGTCATATCTTGCTCAGCAGGGCGTCGTATTCCAAGCCACGACGACTGACGCAACTAAGCGTGAAGTAATATACGCGGCTATAAATCAAATCACTCGAAACCCCGCACAGGTTTTTGGGTTTCGCCTTGATGATTTTAACTTCAGCCGTGTTTCATATTTTCTGGGCTACAACTTAGCCACGGTGCCTGCGGGTGACTACGCCAGGTTACTAGAGGCCTGCACTAGCATTCCTAGCGAGTTCTACTACGACAAAATCATCGCTCAAGTCGAGCGTTGTGAGGAAGCAGAGCGTCTGACGGAACTTGCGACGGGTCGCGCAACCAGCCGCCAAGAGACCATCTTGGGCGACGTCAGTCGTTCCATCAACATTCAAGACAAGCGGGAGACCGCAAAAATCTGGCGAGAGAACTTTCTGTACGAATGTGATCGATTGGCTCACATGCTCTACATCCCGAACTACCGAGACCCCGTGGCAGCCCGGTATCGGTTTGAGCGCAGTGGCGGTGAGTTCATTCAGGCAATTCCTGGACCTCCGGATGTGTCTCGATCCGACCGTCTGTATTTCTACGCAAACTGGCGGTAAACGCTATATTTAATAGAGACTGATATAACGTTATGCCGGCTTACAGCGAGGGGTTGCGGGTGGTCATGAACCTCCTAGATAACCCCAATATGCTCCGGCAGCTGCAGAATCTGCCTGGTTCCGCCGCTTCCGAGCTCGGTAGTCTCGTTAATCAGTTTCGGCGTGCAGCGTCCGAAGGCCTTTACGGTCCCGCCATTCAGCAGAAGGCTCGATACGGCGGCGCCCCTAAGCCTGCTCCGCCAATTCCAACTTCCCCCGTGGAAGCCAATCAGCTTTCTCTGCCGCTCCGCACGCGTACGGGGCGGGTCGCAACACCGCAAACCATGCGTCCTACGGCGCGGAATGCGGAGACCATTCGTGCGGGTATGCGGCCTCGGGCTGTCGATGTGCCTCCCGTACCTCGTTTCGGCGAAGTGCCGGGTCAAATGCCCTTGGACGCAGCGCCAATTCCGCAATTTAACTATACCGGCCCACATATCGCTCCTCGGCCAGAGTGGGGTCCGGAGGCTCTTCCTCTCTCTGTCCGTCAAGCCGATGCCGATACCTTAAGTCTTCTGAAGACGTTGGAGCCAGGCACAGCCGACAGTATCGCTCGATTAGCTGATGACTTGGCTACCGAATACGGTGTTCCTGCCGCAGAAGCTCTTAAAAACATCACCGGCCCTCGTGGGACCGACTATTTAGCGTACCTAAATACTTCGCGTAAACTCACAGTGGCACCTGAGACTCTTCCCGCTGTTACGCGCGCTGGAGACTCCGGCATTGTTCCACCTTCTTCCCCTTCTGGCGCTGTGCCGGGCGGTCCTGGAGGTGCGTTGGTTCCGTCCCCCGCAGGCGGTATGGGTCCCCGGTTGGCGCAACAAGGCGGTCCCGAAGTTCTCGATGTGGAGTTTAACGTTCTTAAAGGACTACCTTCGGCCAAAGGGGCGGTTCCCTCGGCAACGGCGGACTTGAGTGCGGTTGCTGCTCGGAGCGGACTCAGCCCGGCTCAGATCGCTGCGCTGACTGGAACTGCCGCCACCGTGGGCGGGCTGGCATTATTCCGTCCTGAAGGCGAACGCCGTTCTGATCAACTTACAGATGAACAGGCTTTTGGATCGCGCGGTCGAGCACCTCTTGTTTCTACGCCTTCTGAGCGCGGTTCTTCTGCTTCCGCTTCTCGTCCCGCCGCTCCTCGCTCTGTTGCGGGGCAAACAGGCAGTGGACAAGTTGTTGTCTCGCAAAATGACGGCGAAAGCAACTACCGCCAAGCTCTTCAAAATGCCTTAGCTGCTGCGCCTAAGTCTCCCAAAGAATACGGCCAGATTGGAGACTATTACAAGGCTCGCGCCGCATACGCCGCTCAGCCTGAGGTTCGTGCTGATTTGGCACGTCAAGCTGCCGCTATTCCGGGTGCCGCTCCCCAGACTCCGATCTGGGCTGCACAGAATCCGACTCTGGCCTACGAAATGATTCAACGTGCTAAAGCCCGTCCCGATCTTTCGCAGCAGACTCCTCAAGCTCAGGGTGTAACCATCGGAGCTCAACTCGGCGACAACACGCCTAATAACTTCGCTGGCAATGTTGAGTTCGGTAGCGAAGCCGCGGTCGACCGCAGCTCCGGCGCCGCAGATATTGAAGATGCGACGCGTCCGATTCTGCGTCCCACGCTCAACCGAATGCCGACTGGACGGCTGATTCCTCTCGGTGGCGGTTACGTGGGCCCGGCCGGTCAATACCTCGGCCAAGCTGCAAACATTTCCTGATTACGGAGTCACCCGATGCCTTCCTACTTCGAGAACCCGACTCTGCTTAAGGGTTATACCTTCCCCGGGTCGTCTGGTATTGACTACTCCCAGACTCCTGAGGCTGATCTTGGCGGTTATTTGCCTAGCCTGAATAACCTGGGAAGCCCTAATGCCCCTAGTCCCGCTCAGCCAGGTAAGACTGCTGGATGGGGCGAGCAAGCTGGGGCCTTTTTAGAAGGTCTCGGTAAGTTCGGACGCGGTTTAGGTGCCGGGATTGCAGCCGCCCGCGGCATGCCGATGGCTGGCATGATGTTGGGTGACTACTACGAAGGTAAAACCGGCGATAAAGATCAGAGTGAGGAAAGCTCGATTGCAAAAGCCCTTAAAGCTCTGCAAAGTGCTGGAATTATTAGCTCCGTTCCGCAGATGATGGAGCCTTCTTATACTGACCTTGAGGGCGCTAAGTTGCAGCCTTCCCGCGGCGGCGTTCTTCTCTGATCTGGTGCGTATCTAATGGCTTCGACCTCCACTAATAAGTCTCCCTGCCTTATTGATCGCCCGTTTCTGAGGGGAGCCCGGATCACAAGCGCGACCACGACGTGCGACCCGACAAATCCCAACCTGACGGATTTGATTCAGTTGGTCCGCGTGGGCGACCTTCCTTCTGAGGACGCAGCGCTGGTCGAAGATATCACCATTGTTAGCAATGAAGGCTACCCCGACAACAGCGGTCGGCGGACCTGCGACTTAGGTCTGTATGTTTACGCGCCGAACCAGGCGGCTCCGTCCACGTCGTCGGCTTTGATGATCGGCCGCGTTGAGGTGGGCCTCAGCGGTTCGCTTCGCGGTATTCCTCAGAGTGTTCAGCTGTTTGCTGTTAACGCCCCCGTCCCCCAAGCCGGTGACACTAATCTCTTGGCTCCGATTCAAATCGGTAAGGGCGAAGGTCTGTATTTAGAGAAGGGTTACATTCTGGCTATTGGTTACCTGGGTACAGGCTCTGCTGCAGTATCTGGTGGCCTCAGTCCCTCTGGTATTACTGTGTGGTCTCAAGGTGGTTTCTATTGACCTGTGGGCAAGCGAAAGAACTCGGATGAGTTCGGCTTTAAATCTCTAAAGAGCGTAAAGGGCGTAGAACTGCCCAAGACAATTCGAGGTGCGGATAACACAAATGAGTTATCTTCGCCCCTTTCGTTTGAGCGTCGTTTTAGGCCCGCACTTAACACCAAAGATTTCAGCTTAGTTAGCGAGTACGATTACGCGTCTTTGTGGGTTCGTTGGCGCCGCGGCTACGAACTTAGTATGTATTCACAGGAAGCCTACGGCGGCCTGACGTACTCTTTTAAATACTACGTGTCGGGTACGCCGGGCTTTGGCGTATTTCTTCCCGGAATGTGCTTTATGTATCCGACCACCCGGACGGATATGCGCATGCACATGGTCGGCGTCCGCCCTAGGGATTCTTTCAACTTCCTGAACTTCGGTTACGCGGTCTTGTCTGTCAGTGACTACGACGCAAACACTTACGCGGTGCGTCTTAACTCCAACTTCGGTGCTCCGATTTCGTTCTTTGCCGGCGAAGTTCTGTCTAATCGATTCCGTGCGGATGGCACAGCTAAAAACTACGGTTTCAATAACTACACCGTTACCGGTGTGGGCATCAATGGGGTGCCTGCGACGCCGTCATATGCCCCTATTTTCAATACGTTATTTCTAGCGCACAGTAACGAAACCAGCTGGTCTGTCGTCGACGCTGACACACTTGCGGTTCCGGCTACTGGTCCGCCCGCTGTTGGCGAGTATCTAACGACGGAGATGCGTTCGCAGTGCACCTGTCCAGACTTTCTCGCTCGCGAAAACTTCAACTTATATGAGGCAGTGTCTCGGAGGCGATATCCCTACACGCGTCCTCAGAACTTAGATCCCGGCTTTTATGACGCTGGACCCGATGGCGCTACGCGGCGAGTGCCTGCCATGGACAACCCCGGCTTCGCTCGAACATTTGGTTTTATCTATTTAAACGAGATTTACAACATTCCTAAAGTTACAGAACGCGTTTATTCTGACCCTAATTTATACTATTATCAACCAAAATGGTGCAAACACATATACGCTGCTATGTGGGATTTACAGCGTAAATATGATCAGGGTGTTGTGACGTCCTCTTGGCTGCCTCAGCCGAACGACGAACCGATGAATGAATACTATCGAGAGTATTTCGATAAGAACCTTCAGAAGCAGACAGATTTTCTTAAGCGGGAAAAAGACCTCGTGTGGTGGGAACGGTATAGCCCTAAGAAGGACGATATGCCGACGCACATGATGTACCCTGACATGTACAACATGATGGCGAAGACCTTAAATAGTGGGGGGCTATCGAGTCAAGCAACGCTGCAGGCGGCTAGTTTTGAGATGTTCACGACATCGGAGTTTGATCCTTTTGACCCGGCGTCGTTTGTTGTTAACACGTACTCAGGGGGTACTTACGAAAATGGTGTTTTGGTCTCGCAGCCAACGACTATATTTGACGGGGGTTCTTACAAGAACGGGGCGATTATTCCGCCCACGGGGTTCCCTTCGCTCATCAATGGCGGTACGTACGTATGACATCAACTCCAGTTGTACTTCTGCTCAAGCGCAGCGGGCAAGCTTCGGATCGCCCTAACACTTCAGTCGTTCAGAACGGTGAGTTAGCCATCTCTGTGGGCGCCGCTGATCCAGGACTGTACTTCGAAGATTCAGCCGGGGTAGTTAGAAAAATCGGCCCGTCAGCGTATGGGGCTACTGCACCTAATGCAACTCCTGTCGGTCTTGCGGGTAATTCGGTTGGGGAGACTTGGGCAGACAGCTCCACCAGTAATTACTTTTTTAAAGTATGGACAGGATCCGCGTGGCAAACAATCGGAGCGGCCTATGCCACGGCTGCCGGATCCGCGACCACTGCAAATACTGCGATCACCGCGACGACAGCTATTCTCGCTTCTGGAGTTGTGCAAGCTTCAGCCGTTGTGCTTAGCGGTCTGCCTGATATAGCTGCAAGCGTGTCGGGTGCGCTTGTATATCAAGTTCAGGCATCAGGTGCTTTTGCGGCAGGTTTATATATTCGCGCTACTAACACGTGGCTTCTGGTTTAAGGGCGCAGAGTGCTTTTAAGAAACCACGAGGCTTTAAACATCGCGCCTACGAGATCAGCTGCGTAGTTTTCAACGTCTGGCGCCCCTACTTCCTTGGCCAACTTTCCTAAGTCTTTGGCCATAAATCCGCAGGTCTCTAAGTTCTTGAGGTAAATAGTAAGAGATTCGCGTGCTTCGTACGACTTAACGTGTTTGAATCCCTTGTAGCTTCCCAGCAGACCTCTCTGGCACATCGGCATGAGGAAGTCCATCGTCCGCACGAACTCGGCCAGTGCGTCAAACTGCCCGATGTGTGCTTCGTATTGATCCTTTAGGAATTGATGAATGGGCAGAAATAAAGGACCCTCGATATTCAGATGAATTAAGTGACTTTGTGTATATAACTGATGCACATAAGAAGATAGAGACACCAATCCAGAGATTAAATCCTGGACGGATGCCCCCATTTCTTCGCTCTCCTGCTCGATTTCTTGCTCTTTCGCCGCCTCTGCGGGAATCGGCGTGGCGTTAAACGAGCCGGAGAAAGTCACTTTACGTTATCAGATAGTGCAAGCAGCGCTTGCGGTTTCAGTTTCCACTTTAGCGGTCGAGGAAGCTTTAAGAAACTCTTGAAGGGCGGCTTTGTCCACTCGGTAGAGAGACTTGGCACCGTTCGGTTGCAGGTTGAGGTAGACCGATTTAGGCCAACCACCGGCTTGATTCGCTTCAGCCAGCGCAATACGCTTGCGCACAAATCCTGAGCTGCAGTTCAGTAATTCAGCAGTCTCAGCAATCGTAAGGAGAGTCTTACCGTCCGCCATTAGAAATGCAGGGAGTTGGTTGCCGTTACATATTACCTTTATTGGTTCTGTGCGCAGGATAAAAGGTCCTCACGTAATGCCTTTTTAAGATTTGGCTTGGTATCATTAAGAGGCGCTTTGAGACTGCCGTGATCCGCCTAGCAGGAGAAGTCTTTAAAAACTACAACGTTCCCAAGAGGGACGTCCAAGGCGGCAAAGAATTCTCCGTGGCAGCGAAAGAAGGCGACACGGTGCGTTTGGTCCGTTTTGGGGACCCGAATATGGAGAATCGAAGTGACGACCCGAAGCGGCGAGCTGCCTTTAGGTCGCGTCACAGCTGTGACGAGAAGAAAAGTAAACTCACACCGGGTTACTGGAGCTGCAAGAAATGGTAGGAAATGTTCTGATGCGTAAGATCTGCTTTTCTGCGTAATCCTTAGACATTCTGAGGATACGGCGATTCTGATGGCCTCTGATGTAGAGCTAGACTTTGATTAGTCGAGCACTTCCCGATGGGCTCTCGTAAGTCACGCGGTGATTACAACAACATTTCATGCGGTTTGACGCTTGAAGACGAGTTTGTGCTCACTCGAATTCGCGCCAAAGCTCATTCTCTTCACAACAAAGAACGAGACGCCTATCTGTGGAAGACTGTGTTGACCCTTGTCTGCAGAGAACGAGCATATAAGACTGTAATGAAAGAGGTTGGCATAGCTGTAGATACAAATCTGAGTCTTTTCGACGAAGATGAAGCTGAAACAGCGGATTGACGCTTTAAACTAAGAAAAAAGCTGCCGTGGCACCCTTAACTCCTCAGGAAAAGCAGTGGTTATCCGCGATTAGCTGGGCGGAAGGCACGTACAAGCCTGGGAAGGGGCCGCAGTACAACATTATGTTTGGCGGCGGTACGTTTTCCGACTTGTCTCGCCATCCTGATCGTGTCGTAAGGGGAACTGGTGTTTCTAGTTCAGCAGCCGGCGCGTACCAGTTCATGCCCGGAACTTGGGCTGCCGTTTCGAAACAAGTCGGGGCTAAGGATTTCGGGCCAGAAGCTCAGGATCGAGCTGCTTTAGCACTGATTCGCCAGCGCGGCGTTGATCCGGCTAAAGATCCCATTACTCCGCAGACTGTCGCCAAGTTGGCACCGGAGTGGGCGAGTCTCCCCACGGTTAAAGGGACAAGTTACTACCCAAATCAATCCGTTAAGCGATTTGCGGACATTCAGAAGTTTCTTGGGACTATGAATGTTGCGGGCGGCGCGCCCGGTGGGGCTCCCTCTCAGGCACCAGCTCCCGCGCCTGCAGCCGCGCGTGTTTCGTTACCTCGCTTTGACCTCCGCGGCGCCCTTAAGAATCTTCTGTTTCAACAGTCCCTTGAACAAGTTGGTTCTCCGGTAATTGCAGGCACGCGTGCTCTAGAACTGCAACAGAAAGCGGAGGAGCTTCGCGATGAAGGTCTCGACGATGAGGCTGAGATCGTCGAGTCTCAGATAACAGCGAGTCTTGCTGCCGAAACACCCAATCAGGGGTTCGACCCTACAAAACTTGTAAATAATTTGCTGAGGGTCAAGCAAGACGAGGCTGCGTATAACACGCAGATGTCTCAGATTGAGCAATCTCTGAATGACGTAGCGACAAGCCTCGCGGCTCAGGGGGTCGGAGTCAACGCCGCCACCGGAGCAAAACCCGCTCAGGGTGTCGCCAGTACAGGAGGTTCTTTGGCGTATCCAGGAGCCGTGGTTACCTCTGCTGTCGACGCGACAGGTGAACCCGGTCTTGATTTTGCTCTGAAAGGCGGTCGGGGCGCGGCATTCGCGTCACCGTTTAATGCAGAAGTACTTAAAGTTGTACGCGAGACAAATACAGCTAACCGAGGTCCCGGGGGTAAGGGCTATGGAAATTACATTGAGCTTCGCGGAGCGGGGCCTAAGGGTCCGTTTGATACGCTGATCGCTCACTTTGACGAGTTGAATCCGAATATCAAGCCCGGAATGAAAATTGCCGCGGGAACGTATCTAGGCAAGCAGGGGGAAACCGGGCGCGCCACCGGGCCGCATATCTCCATGGATTTTTTTGATGTCGGTAAAACAACCGCAAGTCGGGATATCTTGCAGTTACGTGATCAAGTTGCTGATAAAATAAAAAGAGGATTACCGCTCTTCGGATAATGGCGTTGCTTGGACCTAACCCTCAGGACTTAGCTTCCAGCGCTGTCTCAGCGGGTAAAGAAGCGCAGAAGAAAACTCGTAAGTACCTGAGCAAGAAAAATAAAAGCTTACGCCGTCAACTCAATCGAGCCCAGGAAGATTTAGCCCTGGCTACGGGTACGGGGCCTACGGAAGCAAAAGAAACCTATAACCAAAATTTCCTAAATACGATTGCAGCAATCGGGCAGCAATACTCCAAACAGCTTGCTCAATATGATCCGAATATCCTCGCTTCTAAATCAGCGAAGCGTTTTGCCGGCGAACTGAATAAGAGTATGCAAGATTATACTAATAGGTTGAACCTAATGGGACAGCGGGGCGCGGCTCAGATGTATCAGGCTATGGCCCAACCCATCAGTCAATTCCGTCAGATTTCAGAAGATCCCGCGTTCAACAACCTCACAAACGCAACGTTCATGGAGTTTGCGACTAATCCGCCCACGGTGAGGAGCGACGTCGAGTCTATGAAGAATCTTTATACGTACAATGTCTGACGAGATAAAAGAGTCTCGTCATGAGCGTAAGGTTCGTTTCCACGGAGACGCGCCTTTCGCGAAACATGACTTTCGCTATCGCAGTCGCGACGTCATTCGCATGGCGGGAACCGTGTGGAGCGAAAGTCCCCGCGAACGGCAGCTCCGACTGATGCGGGAACGGACGGGAGCTAAATCCAAAAACCGACCGATCGGTTTAGGGTTTGATGAAGATAACAATTTTGGGCCGGATGACACTTTCCATACGCCAGATCGTCTCAACAATATACGCGCCCGAGTGAACTAAATAACGAATTAAACTCAGTGATGCGTTCGTGTAGGTTATCGGACGACGGGAAGTAGTATATAAATCCAAAACAACGTGTACTTTTTAACTTACTTAGCTCAGGTTCGTCGATAAACAAAGTTGGGTGCTCTTTAAGGATGCACAGCGGAAAATCCAGGTTTAGAGCCTGCGTGGTTATCAACGCAACCTCCGCTGAAGTTAGAAACACAATGGCTTCTTCAAACTCGTTGCGGATATACCGTCGGTAGCACTCCTCCAACCAAACTCGTTGTGCGGATTTCTGGAACCTACGGCGTCGTCGAAACAGAGCCTTATCTTCTGGTTGTTCGCCTGCTGTCAGCAGCTCACGCGGCGGATACAGATATACATTCTTCGCTTTCCAGCTCTGAAGTAAACCGTTTTCAGCTGGAGTGAAGTAGCGCTTAGCGTTTACTAAAGTATTCGCCGCGTGGCTTGAAGCTGGATCTAGGGCTATCTCACCGCCAAAAAAAGATGTAACTACGCCAAGGACATCCGGAGGGGAGACGAAATCGAACTCAGCTTGCGGCATCGGCGACCTTGTCGATTCGTTCGTCTGCTTCGTTCAAGTCCAGAACATGAACGGAAAAACCCACATCGTTACACAACACAACGATGGGTTGGCTTTTGCCTTCGTGCTTTTGCAACAGTTTGATGAGCGTGTCGAGGAAGCGTGCGATATTTTCGTCGCACATTTCTTCGGCTACAGATTTGTCGTTGACAAGCTCTTGCAGCGTTACGTATGAGCTATTTAAGGGATCGTGTGGCGTGAAGAACAGCGCACCGGTTCCGCGGTATTTTTTGAACTCATCGTGCAACGTCACCATGTCGCCGATGATCATCTTCACGGCGCTCTTCGCCATTCGGCGCTGAGTTTCGCCAATACCGAAGACACTCGTGGTGAAGTCTTTGATCTTTTTACCGAAATTAGGCATGTTCGTATCCTGTGAAGTTTTGCCAGGCTGCCTGGAGTACTTTAGTTGAGTCAAATAGAAACTTAGACGCATTTGTTTCAGATGGGTCTAATTTTGCGTAGTGAATACCCTCCACTAAGCCGGATGTTCCCTTCGACACCACGCCGGTGTGCACAAGTTTGTCAATGACAACAGGCGCGACACCGAGGCGAGCAGCGATCACTTTGCGGGTGACGAACGCCGTGGTTAAATTGTGAGCTTTGGAGTTAGCTAAGATCTGCAAATTGGTGTCGATGCTTTCAAGGGCTTCGGCCAATCGTCGAAATTCTTTTGTGTAGTCAGAAGTCATCTTTAAGTAATTGTGAGGCCGCCTCGTCCCCCGGATCCGGGCAACGAAGTTCGCTTGCGGCGCTGAGGAAAAGGCTAAAACTCAGCAGCACCTCACCTTACTACGCGACGGCCTTTCTTACGCTGCGCAGCAACTCGATTTTAAGAGTACCTGCGCCATTGGTCATCTGTTAAATCCTTTAAATCCTTGAACTTTCGGTTAAATCCGGTGCGCACCTTCTTTGTAATCTTAGGTGTCTCAAAACGAGACACTAAATGAGACGGGTTAACACACCCAATCGTGCCGCAGATTCGTTTCAGGCGGAAGTTGCCCACGTCTGCTTTGAAGAACGCGTAGTAGACGTTTTCGATTTGTAGCTTTCGGCCGTAGATCGTCAGCGTGGAGAACGAAGACTTCCAGCATTTGTAAAAGTCTGTGTTCTGAACGGTTAGCTGCGTTAGTAGGGGTCTGAGTTCGGGGTCGATTTTGTTTAGGTCGGGAAATATCAGAGGACTATCGATGTTTTTTAGACACTCTGAGCATATAGAGTCGGTTTTTATGTGATTATCGTCGTGTATGCACTTCACAGCAGCTTTTCGAGATCGAATACAAACGTATCAGGATCTTCGATGAGGAGTGTGATGACTTTGTTTAGTTTTTCGTTCAGGTTTACCGGACTGATGTCTCTTTTGTTGAGGATCAGCCAGTACTTATAGGCGTTCAACATGTACAGATGCGTCTGTTTCGCGCGGAGTGCTTGCGCTTTCCACTTTTCGTACTCAAAGTTACTCGTGTGGCGAGAGCTGCCTGTCTTAAGTTCGAGCTCACGAATCTCAATCTGGAGATCGATGTCCATCAGGGTGTACTCGATCGAGGAGATACGCGCCTTACAGTCCGCAATATCTTTCGGCTGTGGAGAATCTGTATAAATCCAGTTGGGTAGGTTCTCAATGATGTACTTTGAGTCCCAAATGATGGGCTTAACCGGAGGTGTCAGTGTAGTCATAGATCAAAAATCTCGTAAATTAAGGAATTAAACGCACCGTTAATGCAATACAGAACGTGATTTTCAAAAGAAGTCCGCTTGACTATCTTGAATTTAATCAAACGGTTTAGGTCTTTTAAAACTGTAGGTTTCGAGCAACCTACGATGGGTGCTAGTTCTGCGGCAGAGATCGGCTGCTCCGATATTAGCGAATACAGCAAATCCGAATAGTGCGTTATGCAGGCACAGAGTTTTTTATATTCGTGATTGTTCTTAGCGACACCCTGCGATTGTACTTGCTCTCGATCATATCCTGAATCTGACTGCGTGGGATGTGCTTCGCGATCCAAGTTTTTACATCCTCCCGCATCGCGGGTGTAACCTTCGCGGCCGGGCTGGCCGCCAACATCATATGCAGCGGATTGACACATTCCACGTCGCCGCAGGTCGTCAGGATTTTGTCCTTGTCTGACAAAGATACATTGTTGAATTTGGCGTAGACGAATCGGCGTGGTCTCATAACTGTCTTTTCGGTCGCATCCATGAGACGCGCGAATGACGTCGGTAAATAAATATGGGCCTCGTGCGTGAGGCTCGGCCGGTTTTGGCGGAACCAGACGGCGACCTTATCTGAGGGGCTGCGGGCCTCTCGGAGCTCGCTCAGGCACAGCGAGCAGGCGTACAGGCCTTGGACCCGATGGGCGCGGCGGAGGTCCTCCACGGCGACGTAGAGCGGGGCGGAGCGACCGCACTTGCATCGCAGCGTGGCGACTGTCGGGGTCTCGTCGACCAAGAATGAGTCCAACGAGTATGAAGATGAGACTGAGCCTTCTGGGGGCTTCGGACGGCATGAGTCCAATAAGCCGAAGATTGAGATCAGGTCAAGGTCCATACCATCAGGTACCAAGTGCTCTGGTGCTCACCTAAGGATAGCACGTTAAACCGCTGTCTTAGAAAGACTTTTCTTCTTACTAGCTCTAGTTAACGTAATTTTCCTGTCTCAGTTGAGTCGCAGCTTGAGACCAAGTTTTTATCTTTCTAAATTGCAGCGCAAATCGCGACCTAGTACGGTCTACTTAATTTAATTTTAAATTATTTATATAATTACGATCCTATCGGCAAATCACGTTAAGTACAGCTCGCAGAGAAAGTTTTTTGCGAAAAATCGTGCCAGAACTCGACCGTGGTTTTTGGATATCTACCACATATTTTAAGGTTCCGTGTTACGCTCGGTTTAGTAAATGACTTCCTTGAGGCAAATGGCTGCAGTACACCCTGTATCCTTTGATACCCGAGAAGCTACCGAGTCGGAGTTTTGGCAAGAATGCCGTCGGCGAGCTGAAATCTTAAATATCCCGGCTTGGATGCTTGCTGAAGAAGGCTTTCTGCACAAGGAAACTAAATCGGTTTTGGGGGAATAGTTTTAGAATTGGGTTAGCTTGTTCGATCGAGAATGGCGTATACCAAGTTTTCAGATTTGCCTCTCGTTTATCCGAGTGGCTCTATGTTTTTCCCGGTTGTTGATCTTACCGAAACTAACGCAGCTAACCGGAATAAGCGTTCCTTAGTTTCTGATTTTGCTTATAGCAGTAATCCCGTATTTACGGGCGTTGTTACTATCCCTTCTGGAGCCAATATTGGAGGTTATGCTTCGCTAACAAGTCCTACCTTTACCGGAACTGTTGCTCTAGCTTCTGGCGCAACAATTTCAGGGTACGCAACGTTAAATACTGAGCAGACTTTTACGGCAACTAAAATCTTCGCATCTGGTCAGACGTATCCTAAAATTCCTCAAAACCCCCGGAGTTCAGGGTATGTCTTAGCTAGCTCTGATGCCGGAAAACATATTTCCATAACTACGGGGGGAGTGACTACCCCGTCAGGCGTTTTTTCGACCGGAGATGCGATCAGTGTCTACAACAACAGCGGAAGTAATCAGACAATAACTCAGGCATCGGGGGTTGTTGTTCGTCTTGCCGGGTCCTCTTCAACCGGTAATAGAACCTTAGCGCAGTACGGTTTATGCACTCTTCTTTGCGTGGCCGATAATGTTTTTGTGGTCAGCGGAGCTGGACTGTCGTGAGCATTATTCAGTTAACAGGATCGGGGGATATGACTCCGGCAGCGGATCCGGACGCAGCTTCGCTTGTTACGGCACTTCCGTTAAATTTTAAGTACGGTATTGCCGACCAGTCTTTTAGAATCCGAGGAACAGGCGGACCGGCGACTGTAACTTACACAAGTTATGCGTATCAACCTGCTCTTGATATAAGTAGTGAGCAATTTAAGTTTTCCGTTTATGGATCAAGCGCGAAGGAACCAGAGACCAACCCCGCAGGGACTACGTTTCATCTCTCCGAAATTCAAGTTGACACTGGGGCAGCGAACACAATAGGAACAAAAAATTACTGTTATGAGTGCTGGTTTTACACAGAAGATTTTTTGTTTGCCGGTCAAGTTGAATGGGACCTAAATTACAACGGTGTGCTATCAAATCCTTCATTTACTGCCGGAGACGTACCTAAAATAATTGTAAAAGGAGATAATTGGCCAAATACTGCGCCTTTCCGGCGTGGAATCGCGGTGTTTCAAGGCACGGTCCCGACATTTGTATTTGAGACAACTGCGCAGTGCCTCACACCTAATACTTGGCATCATATTGCAGTAACTCGTTCAGGTACAACGGCACGCATATTCGTAGACGGTACTTTGCGCGCGTCGGGTACTGACTCCAGAAACTATGCCGGTTATGTTAACACGCACGGGGTTTGTAACCGTACTCTCGGATCAGGACTTTTCTTTCAAGATCTTAGAGTTTATGTTAACGCTGCTAAGTATACAAGTAACTTTGTAGTACCGGGTTCTATGTTTACTTGATTGTGTGTCTTTTTATATGGCATCTCTGTGGCGGCTCTGGGCAAAAGCCCTCGGCGAAAAAGCCAGTCGCTGTTCTGCCGAATCGGACCGCGTGGCCATCATTCGAACTTTTATCCTTCTAAGTTACGTCTTAACTAATACATTTATTATCGCCGGAGTCGTAAGGCACTGGAATTCTGATTTACCCTTACCTGGGCTTTATCTTGCACAGCCGCTCCCGCACAAAATTGTGCTACTGTGTGAGCGCTAAGCTCTTTACTTCATGGCTAAGCCTAAATCCAACATCGAGAAAATTGAGTCCAAACCTAAGACAACATCTATCGGGCATGGTCTAAGGTCCCGACCTGAACGGCGAGGTAAAAAGCGCTATCGCGGTCAGGGTAAAGGCTGAAGATCGCTTGACACCCGCACCGGGGCCCTCTAGAGTCTCGGTGCTTCTTATTAACTATGAAATCCACAAGACAAACGGAAGCTGGCCGCGAGCGTTTTCTGAAACTTTATAGTCTTTACCTTGAGGGACATAGTTATCGCACTTTGGGGCGCCAGTTTGGTGTTTCGGCCGAGCGTGTGCGGCAAATTTTGAACGATTACGCCAATACCGAGGAGCGCAGAGTCCTTCGGGAGGAAATTGATCGACGCTGCGATACCAGCTGGCAGACTAAAGAAATCTGCGCGTTATTAGAAGCTGGAAATTCTTGCCGCACCGTCGCCGAGATCTTAAATTTGTCCATCCACCGGATTAAACGACTGAGTGCCCGTTTAAATAAACAAGCAAGTCAACAACCTGCGTCTATTTAGACTTTTACCATGAATAAACTCGTTCAATTTGTTGCCGCAGCGCTGGGCGTAACCATCACAGTGGTTGGAACCACCGTGGCAGTAGACAGCCGCTACGCCAAAAGCCAAGAAGTCAAACAGCAACTGAATGACTTCTACGAAAAACAGTTAAAACTAAGGATTTTAGAGATCGATCTTAAACCCAATCCGTCGCCGTCGGATCAAGCGCTCAAACAGTACCTTTTACAGGAGCTAAAAGCCGGTAACTAGAGCACAGGCATCTCGTATTCCTTAGTTACGTTGACATAGTGCTTCCAGATTATCTCTGAGGAGTTTCCCGCCCAGTTGGCGACCTGAGCCACGGGGATTCCGGCCTCGATCCATCGACTTAGCGCCGTGTGCCTAAAGTCATACGGACGGTATTTGTGTGAAA